CACCATCAATGAATGCTAGTTCATCAACTTCAAAAGTAACTAAAAGTTCTCTTGTAGCTGGATTCCAATCATATACCTTTGCAACTTTGTTATTTGCGTTTTCAACTTTACGGATTACTCTATCACCAACATTAAATTTGTAAGTTGAGTTTCCTTGTGAATCATTTTGACCTGCGTCAAGAATAACACGTTGGTCATAATTAAAGTTTACACCTCTAGTAAGACCAGAAAATTTACCTGCTACTTTGGAGGTATAGGTGATTGTTTCTTTATTTAGAATGATTTGACCAGAACCAGGATATGCATCAGTTGAATCAACAAAGATTTCTGAATCATTTGCTGTAACGTTCTTGACCAGACCAGTTAAGTATATTGTACCAGAATTATTTGCCTGTCTTGCTCTTGCTTTACGTTTTAGATTTACTAATTTTGTAAAGACAACGTTAGGTGGAGATGTATATCCTGCACCAGGATCTGTGATTGAAATTCCTGTGATCTTACCTTGATCGATTGTTGCGACTGCTTTAGCACCAATACCACCGCCACCTGTAATTAATACGAAAGGTGGTTCCTGATAGAACTCACCATCATCTACAACATTAATAGAAGTAACCTTACCTAGAGTATCAATTTCTGCAGCACCTTGAGCACCTTGTCCACCACCACCTTCAAAAATAAGTGTTGGAGGAGTTGCATAACTTCTACCAGGTGTAAGTAAAGATAAACCAGTAACCGTTTGAACAATAGGAGATCCTACTGCACCTGATCCTTGTCCACCTAAAATTTCTGCTCTAGCAGCACCAAAGTAGTTGTCCCCTTTCTTTGTCATCTTGACATAAGAGACTGTTCCATCATCGTTTAAGATGACATCTCCTTCAGCAAGAGTCGGGAATGTAGTTGATGGAGCTGGTAAAGTATCGCCCTCAGCAATAGGTTCTCCATACATTTTAGGACCTATGGCGTATGGATATGTAGGATTACCACTACCATCCTCTGTCATAAAGTACGCATATGTTCCATTTGGATACTCAGGCGTAGAGTCAAACTTACCATTATACTCATCTAATGTTCCTACAGAAGCATCGTAAATATAATCGCCAACTAAGTCACCTAACACATATCCTTCTTGAACAGTCCTGATACCGTGACCAGCAGTTGTATATGCAAATAAGAATAACTGTGCAGGTGCATCAACAGGAACTGTGAATCTCATTTCACGAGTAGTTGCCAAGTTAAAACCTGACAGATATGATTGATAGGTTACCTCAGACCCGTCAATATAATATTTAATTCCATTACCAGAATACAGATTTGCAGTATTCCCAATAACAACAGGATTTTGCCCATGCCATCCATCATCCGTAGTAGAGATTAGTAAGTGTTGACTATCGTTAGATGAGTCATTTTGATTAAAGATATATGTTTTTCCACGTTCTAAATCTAAGAATGAAGGGCGTGACCCATCAAATTGAAATTGACCATTGGAAATTGTTACAGCATATGTAACAGTAGATACTGTATTTACCTGCGGTCTATTACCTGCTAATTCAGCAGTAGTTCTTAAGCGATATGATGATACTTCTCTTGCTACAGCGTTACTAGAATTATATCCATAAGGACCGTAGATAGGATATCCATCATATGACATACCAAGAATCTTAGAATGTCCATTTACATGGCGTGATCTATCTATGGTATTAGGATCGTTTGCATCTGATTGATAGAAGTCTGCAGCATAATAATTATTAGGCATTGCATGATCTTCAATCGTAGGATCTAAAATCATATATCCTTCATCACCATCATAACCTGACATGTTAGGATGATTTTTACAGTAATAATAAATTTTAGAACTTTCATCAGCGTTCATTATGAAAATGGGTTGTAACTCATTCTCATAATCTGCAGCAGGTGCTTGTGATACACCAGTGCTTTGATAATAAAGAGTACCTGGTGATGTGTTATGAATACCATCAGGTGTGGTGCTAAACTGCATCTGATGAGTAGCATTAGATGAATCTGATTGATTCCAAATAATTAGATAATTTCTTTGAACTTTAATATTTTCTGGAGCAAAGTAATATTGACCAGAAACAAACGGACCAAACTCGTCTGCATCTGTTCCAAAATCAATGTAGAAAACACCAGTTGTAAGTGCAATAGGATCACTATTAATTTTAAACTGGAACCCGTTTGAACCTAAGCAAACATCTTGATCTTGAAAAGATGCACCCGTAGATACACGTCTTAAATAAACTCTTGTTACAACGTTTTGATTATTTCTTACAACCTTAGCTACTTCTGCTCTCGCATTACCAGATACTTCGTCAACTATTCTACCAACTTGAAGAGCACCTAAAGTTTCATCAACCTCAGTTACATCAACAACAATATTGTCCAACTCTACCTTTACATTCCAAGTAAAGACTTGAATATTACCCCAATCAAATACACCATTATCTAATTCAAACTCTGGAATTACCTTATTTGAATGATAATACTTAATATTATTTTCAACAACAGCATCATAAGTATCCATAGATTTTACATATGGGTACTTAACTACATCAATCTGATGACCAGAGGGAGCATTACCATCTACACCCCACTCAGGTGTATGTAATAAACCTCCATTTGCTAATATACCATTTACTCTGTCATTTTGAAATGACCTTATACCAGGATTAGGAACATCTTTACCACCACGATATATAAATGTTTGGTCAAAAGATCTATCGACTAGAGGACCGCCACCAGGTGCTGCTTCTGCTAATGTCCAAGTAGGTTTAGGGTGATTATCAGATACTATTCTGAGTCTATCTGTAGTTCCTGTAAAACTTCCTGTAGTAGGAGAGTTTGGATGTGATTGCCAAATCCTATTAACATTAAATGAATTAACAACGTTAGGAGTTTCTGATTGAGGAACAATTTGCAATCTTAAAGGATCATATCCTTGTCCTCTATCTAAAACACGAACGTGAATAATTCTACCAGAATCGGCATCAATAATTGGATATAGAATTGCTTCCCTAATTGGAGTTCCACAACCAGTTATAGTTAAACGTGGGGGATCAGTAGGAGAATATCCAGATCCTCCATTTGTAACCTCAACTGCACGAACCCCAAAAACTTCATCGAAGATGGGGTTGATAGTTGCACCAGTACCAGGAACAGTTCTTGTCATCTATTATGCGACTACGTTAATTTGACCTTGCATTGCTGCGTGAATTGTACACTGATAATACAGTGTATTAGGAGCGTCCATAGGAACAGTCCAATAAAGAACTGAAGTTCCACTACCAGTCTGACCTGTAGTATATGGAGTTCCTGTTAGACCTTGTGTGCTTTGAATTCTGAATGGGTGTGCTCCACCAGCACCATTATCAAAGGCATATGTCATTCCTCTCATAACATATAAAGTAGGGTCTGCTGTTGGAGATGCAAAACCTGGTCCTGCAAAGTTATAAGCAGATGCATCAGGTGCAGTTAACTCCCACCATGTAATAGGAGATCGAGTAACAACCCAGTCAGTTCCATTCCAGAATAAAGAATCACCTTGAGTAATACCAGAAACATCTGTATCAGTAAGAGCAGCTAAAGTCGTAGTTAACGACCCACTGAAGTTAACTGTAAGAGTGTCTCCAGAAACTGAGGTTGTAATGTTAGTTCCACCAGCGATAGTTAAGGTATCACTTGTGCTGTCAGCAGTTGTTGAACCAGTATCACCTGCTACAGATGCAAAAATATTCTGTGATGCAGCACCGCCACCAGTCTCATCAGCTGGTGTAAAGTTAGTTCCATTCCACTTTAGAATCTGGTTTGCAGTTGGTGCAACAGTTGTAATATCTACGTCACTTAATGCGTCAATACTAGAATACTCAGTGAGAAGTTTTGCTCTAGTATCACCAACACCACCAGCTGTGATATTGATGTTCACATAAGGATTATCATCACCATCAACAGTGAAGAAATATCCAGTATAAGTTGCTGCTGCTGGTGCATTACCAATAGCAGTATATTCATTTTTATATTGAATTTTTGTTGGGAAGTCTACTACTCCTGTAGTTCCATTGAAAGTATTAGTAATACTTCCATTGCTAATTAATACATTACCAGTTCCATTTGGATTAATGGCAATATTACCATTAGAAGAAGATACAATAGAATTGCCAGCTACATCTAAGGATGTAGTTAGAGCACTATAATCCGAAGGTAAAAACGTTGAACCGTTGTAGCGAAGAACCTGACCACTAGCAGGGTTCGATAACGTGATGTTCAAATTTGTACCGTTACCAATGGCGGTATATATTTCATTAAAATTGTCATTGATCTTGTCACCGCCTGCACGGAGAGTATCACCTGTATTATCATTAGCAGAGGTTCCAAGACCTAGGGTTTGTTTAGCCATTTCTCGCTACGATTTTTAGTTATTTATGGGGTTTCTGGGTCAACTAACTCTTCACCATACAGTGAAAGGTCAGGAGCAGTCCAATCATCAGGGACTACAGTCTCAACATTGATTGCAGGATTCTGATATCCAGAACCAGCAGCACTCATTTCAACACCTGCGACCCCGACAAGTGCCTTAATATTTCCTTCAAAACCAGAGATAGAGTCAATTCTAACTGTAGGTCTAGATGTATAACCAGATCCACCAGATGTCACTTGAACATTCTTGATAAATCCTGAGGTGATAACCGACTGTCCAATAGCACCTTGACCGAATACAGATCCGAGATAATCGAATGTAATCAAGGAGTTAGAAGATTCAATAACAGCAACTTGTCTGTCTGATGTCTCACCTTGAATGTCAATAAAGTCACCAGGTTCGATTGGTGGGATAACTTCAGCAGCGTCAACGTCTGCCTCAGAACCAACGTAAGAGAAGGCAACGAAAGTTGATCCAAATCTAGGAATTTCAGAGAAGATAATTCTAGAACCAACGATCTCAAAACCAACGCCTGGTTCTTGGATAACACCGTTAAGAGAGACGATAATATTGTTCTCAGGTCTAATAACGCTAGATTGTACACCTTCTGTAAGAGTCAGTGAGTAGAACACGTCATTACGCTTAAGGTTAAATGACTGTCTCAATGAATCAAACTCGAAGGAGATATCATCTAACTGTCTAAGTTTACCAACATAGAATCCTGTGAAGGATGCACCTAAATCTGGTGGTTCAGTAAACTGAATAGTGTCGGAGAACGCTGTGTATGCGTTAGTTGCACCTGGAGGTTGTAAGATACCATTAACGAATACTAAGAGGTGACCTGCAGGATCTGGGAGGTATTGTGTGCCATTATCTGTAGTTAATTTGAAGTTAGTTTGAACTCCATCAAATCCTCTAAACGCACGTTTCACACGAGCTTTCAGTTCAACTTTACCAATGATTACAGATCCATAACCATCTGGTCCTTTAATACCATCTTTATTATCAAATGTTCCAACAACATCACTGAGATATAATCTCTTATTAAGTCCAACATTACGGATGTCTTGAACAAGACCAGCTGCTGCACCAGCAGTGGTAGTTGCAGTTAGAACAGAACCATAACCGACTGGGAAGTTTGCACCAACACCATAATCACCAACAATATCACCATTAGTAAATGATCCTTGATACTCTTGAATGTAAATGTAGTTGTTGTCAATGTCAACTTCAGTAATAATTGCGTATGTACTGGTATCTTGAATACCTGAGTTGACCTTATAAAGTCTATTACCCTCAGTAAATACATTCAGTCCACTAATAATAGAAATACCAAGTCTCTTATATCCAGTAGATGCAATTCTGTCACCAACAGAAATATCTAGACCAGAGAATTTAACAACATCGATATATTGTCTGGAAGATTCTGGATAAACAACAGATGTTGTCTCGAATGTTCCTAAGAGAGATTCAGTATCAACAGTTAATTTACCACCAGTGTTATTGGTAATCGCTGCCTGTGTCTTAATGAATGATGTAGGTGTGGCAGTAGCACCTGATGTATATCCTTTGAATGGAATATTATCAGAGAAATCACCCTTAAGATCAATGATATGAAGTCTATCTTCGATTGCACTAATTTGTGCAGTTGTGGAGTTATTAGCACCAACAATATTATCTGTAACTGCCCAAGGACCTGCAGTAACACGAACATCAAGATACTTGTAGTTTGCATCTTGATGGAATCCGTATACAACTCCAGTAACAGATGGATTACCTTGTTTAGCAACGACCTCATTCATAGTGTAAGGACCGTCTGTGATGTCACCATCGATTCTAAATCGTTGATAAACTTGGACAACCTTACCAGAATTCTCAAGAATACTTTCTAATTCAGCATAATTACTACTTGCAATACCATAGATGTAATCAGATGGATTTAATCCACCAGAAACACCGATAGGAATTTCTCTAGTTCCATATGTCTTAGTAGGAAGAGTAATACCATTATTTTGAACAATGGTTGTATAGTAACTATCAACATTAAGTTGATTGCGGATAATATCTAATCCATATCTAATAAATCTTTGGATAGAAACTTTCGAGTAATCACTTGCTGCAGCAGAATCATAGTAACTATAGAAACCTGCATTAGGTGAAGGAGATGTCAATGTGCCATCAAGTGCTTGACCCATGTAACCTTCTAATAGATCGATAGCATAGTTCTTAATGTTGTACTCAGTGTTAGCGTAGAAAATTTGTCCACTACCTGCGGTATATGGATCAACAGCACCCTTATTGAGTTTAGCACCCCAGAAATATACACCAGTAGATCCATCTCCAGTCCAAGATGCAGAACCTGTAGAACTATTAACTGTTACTTGAGTTCTAAGACTTGAGAAACCGAAGGAGAATGTTCCAGTGATGTATGCTCTATACCAACCATTACCATAAGGAATTGCACCATAAGCATCTCCAGTAATACCACCTTGAGGAATAAACAGAGATCCAATAGTTCCGTTAGAAAGATTAAGATCAAAGAAGATGTTTTGTTCACCTGCTTGTCCTTGATCAAGTTGTAACTTAAATCTAACAGATTGTGATCCAACTGCTTTAAAGAATACAGATGCAGTGAATGTTTGAGATACATCGCTAGTAGAACCAGTATCAAAGGTCTCAGATGTAGAGTCAAACTTAACACCATCGGTATCAAATGTTTCAAAGGCAGTTAGACTGAAATCTCTATGTAAGATGTGATTACCTGCTACACCATTTTGTCCAACATATTTTTCTGCAGTTATTGTTCCATCAGGACCAGCGAAAGCATTATCTGTTCTAGTAAGATTAGTTTCAGTCCAATTAGCTCCAAACGCTTCTGGATTAGTCCAAAGATTAGTTCCAGAAACCTGACCTGCAATATTGCTGGTGATAGATCTTGCACTCTTAAGATACTCAACGTTTGAAGGTTCTGTGTACCAAGTGTATGCACTACTTACACCACCGCTTGCAATCGTTCCTGTAGCACCACTAGGAGCAGTTAGAGTGTTCGTTGCTACCCATGCAGTTGAGGTGAAAGGTCCGACATATAAAAGATCATTTTCAGAATCCCACTCAAGAACTGTTGCAATTCCACCACCACTAGATGTTACAACTTCACCAACAACAAAGTCAGTTCCATTTTGAGCACTTAAGGTGATTGTATATGCATTACTTGTCTTAGTAATATCAGTTGTAATACTGTCAGAAACAAAATTGTCAACCAACTCTTCAATAAAGTCATCATATACCCAAGAACCGCTACCAAATTGAGCATTTACTTGGTTTGAAATTTCATTCTTGTAGTAATTTGTATTGTACTGAACGTTCTTAGAAGCACTTCTTGCAACATCTTTACCTGGTGCGAGAATACCTAATGCGATATCAATAAGTTCCTTAAATCTAAAGGCTACAGCGTTAATATCACCAGGACTTTCAGTATCTCTATAAGGTGTCTGCTGAGTATATAAAGCAGAGTAATTAGGTGATACCTGACCAGTATTAAATCCATATGCATAATTCTTTATTGCATATTCACCAATGGTCTTTAAGGTTTCAATAGAGTAGATTCTAGCAGCAAGTGCTTTCTCAGAAAGAACAGTATTATTAAGAGTTAAGTTTGCATTCAAATACTTCTCCATCTCTTGAATGGTAGAGTTAGTTCCACCTGTTTGGAGATCAGAAATAACACCTAAAAGAAGATCTTCAAGAGCATCTCTAGCAATCTGTTCTTCACCAGCACCATAAGAGAATGCGTTGTATTCAATACTATTCAATAAGTATCTGAAGTATTGAGTAGTATATGCTGTAGTTTCTTCTCTAATCCAAAGTCTGTTAAAATATAATCTATCAGCACCAATCGCAAAGTCAGCACCAGTAGGAGCAATAATATCATTAATTGTAGTTACAAGAGTATCAATCGCACTCTTAACATCTGCACATCCACCACCATCTTGTGTGATACCCCAATCACCAACAATAATATTGTCAGTATTTGTGTAATCTAAATCGCCAGTGATTGCCTGTTTAGCATAGAAAGCAAGACGCTCATGAGCATAGACTGACTGGAATACTTGTAAACGAATATGTAATAACTCACCACTATTACCAATGTAGAATCTAGCAGCAGTAACAGTTCCTAAGTTACCACCATTCTCGATATCATCGGCAAGACCATCAAGGATTAATCCAAGGTCGGTCTTACAACGTAATGTTCCATCAGTACTACCACCGTTCTGGTTTCTAGGCATATCCTGAGCAAGAGCAGGATATCTTGTCAACATATCGGCAGCTGCCTTATCAACAATTACAGAACGATTTGCACGAATTAAGTTTGCAGCATCTCTAAATCTGTAACGTCCATCACCATCAATTTGATTAGTGTAAAGAATATCATTAGCAGCATCTTGATAAGTTGAAGTAAACGTAGTGTCTAAGAATGAATCGACTGTTCCTCCAATGAACTCATATTGAGGAGTTACCTTAGTAACACTTGCTAAGTGATCAACAGCTGGATTAGCAGATGCATTAGTGATTGTATCTGTAAGAATATCAATCAAGTTACCAACAGTTGTGAATACGTCTGCACAATCACTTGTCGTGTAATCTAATACTCTCACAGCATTTTGATTAGCAGAAACAAATGTATGAGCGTATTGATCTTGAGCACCAGATGCACCTACATTAACTGTAATAGATGTGTTTGCAACAACAGATTTAACTGCAAGAACAGCGTTAGCAGCAGGATCAGTTGCCCTAGGATAAGAATGGTTGCTTGCATTACCATCTTTAGTGCATGTAAATGTGATGCCACCGATTGCAATGTCAACTCTAGAAGCAGTAGTCAATGAGTGATTACCAATAGTCAACACCATGTCACCTGTTGCAGGATCGTAAGTTGCACCAGTTGGTTGGAAATATGTGTAAGAAGGACCTGAAGAATCTGTAATTGTAGTATCAGTCTTCTGTGTCAATCCATGATCACCTTGAATTGGCCAAAGAGTATTTGTGATGATGTACTGAAGCATATCATCAACCTTCTCATAAGCAAATAATGTTTCCTTAACGGCAGGTTCAATTTGTGCGATTGTAACTGGGTTAACATTTCTATTAACATAGTAAGATGCAGCATCCCAGATATGATTGTTAGATCCGTTACGAAGATCTTGAACAATAGCATTTAAAGTATCGCGAATATCATCTTCACAGTTAATACCTTCATCAGCAATTACACTATCAGCAACAGCAGAGACAAATGTATGTAAGTAGTTACCACCAGTAACAACTGCATTTGCTGCAGCAGATACAAATGTATGGGCGTATTGATCTGCTTGTGCAGAAACGCCAACATTGATTGTAACTGTTCCAGTTTGCTTGATTAAAGCACCAGCAGTTGCAGATACAAATGTGTGAGTAGAAGTGTCACTAGAAGTTCCAATGTCAACAGTGAATGTATCACTATCAACAACAGTCACTTCAATCCATTCACCTCTAATAGGATCAGTCTGTCTAGGATAATCATGCTGAGTTGCATTGCTATCATAAGCACAAGTAAACTTCAGTGATCCATCTGCGATTTGAATTCTATTACCTGTAGTTAATCCATGAGCAGAGTTAGTATCAACAGTCAAAATACCTGTTACTGGATTGTATGCTGCGTTACTGATATCTTGTGTAGTTGTACCGACTGCAGTTACATCAAGAGCAGTATTGTATGCAGGATCAGGAGATCCATCACCAGCAGTTGCACGAGGATAAGTCTTCTGTGCACTGTTGCCATCTTGTGTGCAAGTGAATGTAAATGAATCTGCAGTTAATCTAATTTGTGTTCCAACGTTAATTGTATGATTAGCAATCGTCATTACGAATGCACCAGTTGCAGGATCGTAAGTTGCGTTGGATGGTTGGAAATTAACTAAAGGAGAAGGTCCAACATTAACTGTTAAGTTAGTGTTAGAAGAAGAGATGATTGGTAATGCAACATCCTTTGACGCAGGATCTGTGCTGCGAGGATATGTTTTATTGGATGTGTTACCATCCATTGCACATGTAAATGTCAATGCATTATCATTAATCTTAATTCTATCTTTCTCAATGGTCACGCCATTAGCAAGAGCAGAAACAAATGTATGTGTATATTGTTGTCCAGATGGTGATGCACCAACATTAACTTCAAATGTATGATCAGTTACGTTAGCGACTGTTAACCATTTACCAGCTGCAGGATCAGTTGATCTTGGATATGCATGATTTGAAGCATTACTATCTTGTGAGCAAGTAAATGTAATACCACCAACCTTGATATTGACTCTCTGACCATTCTTAAGACCATGTGCCAACTTAGTGATTACCATCACACCAG